AGTCTATTAATAACCTACATTTAATATGTGCTTTGATATACAGGCCAGTTACTAAATATGTTAGTGATGAAGAATATGAAATAGAAGAACATAAGACACAAGGGTTTATGAAACGATCCGATTTATTCCTAAAAGAGTTATCAATATCAACTGTGTTCGGATCTGTTCTTTTTTTTTCAGCTTCCGGGATCAAGTTTATCGAGATTATGGCGGACTATTTGGAGGACGAAGCGAAGATAGTGACACAGAAGAAGAAGGCATCCGAGAGGAAGAAGAAAGCGACAACCCAGAAAGCTTCGAAGAAAGACAACAAGTAGAGTTTCAGAAAACTTGGTGGTTATATGATATGGTATTCTCAGTATCTGATGAAGACTTAACTAAAATGGAATTTATTTGGAAGATGCCATTCAAAGGTTTCTTAAATCATTTAAGTTATAAGATATCTAAAAACAATATAAAAAGAAATTAACATAATAGATATGAGTATAGGATATTTAAGCCAGAACGGTGTAAACAAAATGTTTGGTCAGTTTTCTGAGGCAGACCCGAACCTGAATCAATATGGTTTCGGTCAGTTGTATAATCAGAATGGTGAGCCTAAGGTTGATCAGAAGTACAAAGGGATGTGGGTTAACCCAGTTCAATCCTTTGTAAATGAATATACAGTAGATAGAACATACCAGATTCTAATCTATGATGTTGTATATGAAGATGATGATGGTACAAGCCAGAATAAGATTATATCTGATTGTGAAGAGATTGCATTCAGACTAATTAGATTCTTGAGAAACAAGTCAGATATATTTGATTTAACACAATCACCAACAGTTCAACCATTTACAGATAGATTCTTAGATAATGTCTCTGGTGTTATTATAGATATAACTATTGAATTTAATGGAGAGTCTGCTATATGTGAAGATCCTAACTATGACTTTAATATAACACAAAATAACTTAGACTAATGGCTCAGAAAAAAACAGGTAATAGTGTAAACAGTAATCTTCAAGGAGATTCATTTATAATCAACAATGGATTAACAGCCTCAACACAATATAAATTTATTGGTGCTACTGATACTATATTCTACTTACCAATAGTAGATGGTGCTGCTGGGTATTCATTAATAACTGATGGTTCAGGTAACCTTTCATTTGGTACAGTATCAAATCAAGGTAATGTTCAATCTCCACTAGGTGGTGGTACAACCCCACAATTAGCATATTGGACTGGTTCTCAGTCACTAGGAGATTCAGACCTTCAACAAGGTACGGGTCAGTTATTATTCCCAAGTGGTTCAGCACCATCCCCAGGTATATCATTTCAATTAGACACAGACACAGGTATCATAAGACCATCTGCCAATAAAGTAGGTGTAGTTGCTGGTGGTTCAACAATAGCCACATTCGATTCTAATGGTATAAAAGTTGGTTCAGTTACTTATAATGGTACAGATGGTCCATCAGGTTATACTTTAGTGACTGATGGTTCAGGTAATTTATCGTGGGGGTTCAATGGTGGACCAACTGGTCAGACAGGTGCCACAGGATCAACGGGTTCACAAGGAGATATAGGAGCAACGGGAGCAACGGGAGCTGATTCAACATTACTAGGACCAACAGGTGCCACTGGTGCCACTGGTTCACAAGGAGCAACGGGTGGTGTTGACAACCAATTCTTATATCAATCAAATGTAGTTGATGGTGCATCCTTTAGTGGTTCACCTTTATATTATGATGTAACTTTTGTTGGAACATTCACAGCATCTTATGTTGTTAGTATAGATTCAGAAGAAGTAAGAGATTGGTCAACAAGTAATAAGACTGCAACTGGGTTTAGATTAGAAAGTAATTCAACATCAGTTTTAGTAGAAGATGTTTATTGGAATGCAATTGAGAATACATCAACAACATTAGGATCCTTCATAGGTTCACAAGGACCACAAGGAGCAACTGGAGCAACTGGAGCAACAGGAGCCGATGGTTCTACTGGATCAACTGGATCAGCAGGGCCTGAGTTTACACCATCTGATACAACTGGATTAGTAATAGCATTCACATCATCTTTAATATATAATTCACCATCTGTACCTGGTACTTCATCTATAACAGATGACTTGACAGGATCTAACGTTGGTATTATACAAAAAATATATCACAATTATACAACTGGACCAACACTACCCGTAACTTGGGTTAAGTTAGGACAAGGTACATACTCAATAGGTACACTTAATATAATCTATTCTGAGTGGGTAACTGGTACAAGAGTTGAATATTGGATCGTAAACTAATATGGGAGTTAATAGCACAGATCATAATTATAGAAGATTAATTCAGAATGACCTTTCACTTGTGTCTGGTTTAGTAGTTGGTAGTGTCTTAGTACCTGAATACGGGTTCTCATTTAATCTAAGTGCGGCATCCGTAGATAGTCATATTATAGGACCAGTATTCCATCAGAAACCTAATGGTGATGTTATCGCTTATGGAGCATCTAACTCAGGTACATACATACAAGGAGTTTGGAAGTCAACGGATGCTGGTGAGAACTGGGTGAAACAAGGAGACTTAATAGATTCAACATTCACTGGTGCTGTCGGTACTGTAGCTTATAACGGAACTACATATTCAGCAGTATCCGGTAGTAATATATTATATTCATCTGATGCTATTAATTGGTCAATAGGATTTACATCATCTTCTACATTGAAGAAAGTTATTTACGTTGAGGATGGACCAACACTTGGTGGAACCAATTCATATTTCTACTATCTAAATGGGTCTACTACCTTATACGCACAACCAGGAGAGGGTTCGATGGTTTCGAGTACAGGTCAATCCTATACTACTATATCATCAATTAATACAGTCGGACAAGGTGACTTAGGTAACACTGATGTGGTTTGGTGTAGTGGGTTAAACCTTTTTATGAGAATTGGTAATGTACGTAATAGTGGTCATCAGAAAATACATTGGAGTGAAGATGGTGAGAATTGGTATATGGTTAGTGGTATAACTGGATCATACAAACAGTGGTGTTCAATTGAATATTCAGAATCATTAAACAGGGTGGTCGTTATTGGTATTGATAATAACTCTGCGTCATACACTGTGTATAATGGTGTATCAGGAGATGGTAAAACATTCACACTCTATACAACTGATGTGGTAACTTCATCCAGAAGAATGGTTAAGTGGACAACTAAATCACAAGAGTTTGTAATAGTTGGTGCTGGTACAGGTGTATATACCAGTGGAACTGGAAACGATGATTGGGTATTGAGAGAATCTCTATTGTTTTCAGCATCACCAACAGCAACTCAGTTTGATGTAACAATACAATTAGACTATTAATGAACGAACTAAAAGCAATAATCGAAAGTGTTGAGGAGCAGTGGGGTATAGAAACTGTCAAGGCCATTAAGAATAAGATAAAACAAGAGAAATTGATATGGAGTAGTAGACTCTATAATTCTGTTGGTATGACTTATCAAGATAGTGAGTTAGATATCTTTATGGATGACTATGGTCACTTCCAAGATGATGGTGTTAAGAGTTCTTATGGTAGAGGTACATCTGATACAGGGCTACAATTTAGAGGGAACTGGAAGGGTATGGCATTTCACTTAAAAAGATGGGCTGATTCTAAAGGACTTAATGCTTATGCAGTTGCTTACTCTATTCAGAATAAAGGGATTAAACCAAAGAGATTCTTCACAACTGTTATAGAAGATAGAGTTCCTATTTTAGGAGATTCTATCAATAAAGCTATAGGTGACTTTATGGATGCTCAAACAAATAGATCAAATGAAGAAAACGGATAGTAACGTCCGCAAACACACAACTAATATCTAAACATATTATATAAATATTAGCTAATATGTCAATCACAATTATAAAAGATTTCACTTCTAATAGGTTCTATCCTAGTGCTAACCCAATAAACTGTACTGTTAATTCTAATAACAACGGTAAGTGTAATATGAGATATATCTGTGATGTTTATATTGCTGGTGTTAAAATTTATACAAACAAACTATTCCCAGATCCAAATACTGGATACGCTTTCTTTCAGATAAGTAGAATATTACAAGATTATATTAAGACATTAATACCGACTTCACCATTAGCTATATTCTTAGATGCTAATATGGCAGCACCTGGTTCAAACCTTAAAGTATATTGTAAGTTTGGTGAAGAGTATGATTCAAGTACTTATTGTGATGGTATAATAAGACAATATACAAACCTAAAAACATCTAATACTTTCTATGTGTTCCAAGGAGCAATAGATTATGAGAACTTTCTTACATTTGATTATACAGAATATAAAGTTAATGAAGCTTTATCATTGGGTGTTAAGTTTTTAACGAACTCACCTAGATCTGTCGATATTAGTTATGATGATTCATACTTCTTAGACTTTATTACATTAGATGATATGGATTCTAATTATGATATACTAGTAACTGTTACTGATGTATATAATGTTCAATCAACTTATACTTATGCTTCTACTTCATTAGGTAATACTAGGAATAGATATAGAATAGCGGTAGGTCCTTATGACTTAAACAGAGTTGCTGATTTCCCAAGGATATCACAATTCGTTAAGTCTTATACTATTCAAATGAGACATTCTGGTACATCATTCTCCGAAACATTTACATTCAATGTAAAGAAACCACAAGAATTTAGAACAAGGTTTGCCTTTGTTGGGTTACTTGGTGGTATAGAACACTTTACATTCTATCATAGAAATAAGAAGTCTTATACTATTGATAAACAGAATTATTCAAAGACATTACAATCTAATAAAAGCTCTAACTGGACATACGCAGTTGGTGATAGAGGTGATACTACTTATAAAGTAAGTGCCAAAGAAACACACGCAGTTGCTACATTCTGTTCAAGAGATATGAGTGAGTGGTTGTATGAGATGTGGTTGTCACCTACACAATGGACTTACCAAAGAGAACAGTTAAGAACATTCAAAGTGTTTAGAGAAGATAATACACCAACATCACGTATGTTATTTTGGGTTAAAGACACATCTAATTTAAGAACAGGAGATGAACTATTTTGTTTCCCTGATACAAGTGGGTCAGATTATAATAATAAGTTCACCATCACGTCCATAAGTGGTCACATCATTGATTGTGGATTGACCTTTAACGTTTACAATTCTATAACGTGTGGTTGGATTCAAAAGATTGATGACTGGAATACATTACCAATTATAATAAGTGATAGTGTTATTGAAGTAAAACAGAAGATGGGTAAGCCAATTGAGTATTCACTAAACTATGCAATGGCTTACCAAAAAAATACATTAAGAGGTTAATATGAAGACATCCCTTATAATATATGAGAAGCCATTCAAGGCTGCTTACACACAGAACGTTTACTATGACTATATATCTAAGTTACCAGAAGGTGATTTTAATACAGGTGGTATAGATATAACAACACCACAGAATGAATATAGAAGAGCTTCTGGTACAGGTAGAACTGCTCAACAAGTTCCTAAGAAAGTTGCATTAACTACAGCAGGTAAGACTGTTGGTAATGCGTATGCCTTTCCATTATTAGCTAATTTGAATCAAACTATTGATTTAGCTTATCAATCTATCAACAGACCAGCCGAGAAAGGTGTTGGTTTGAATGTAGATTTATATGATTCAATTGCAATCCCTATTACATACACAATATTAGATGTTAGAGAACCAGAGAAAAGAAAGACTTCATGGAGTAAAACTGTAACGATTCCGGGTTCGGCTAACAACAACAGAATCTTCTCACATATATACGAGATAGGTCAAGATGGTTGGGTTACAATTGGGAACACGAGTGTTTATCAAGGGTTCAACCTTAACTTACAAAAAGATATAGTTTTACTGAATGATGGTATACAAGTACTTAGAGGTAACTTACAATTAAAAAAGATTAAGAAAGATAAAAATGGTAACATCGAATATGAAGTGGCACTTAGTGGTGACTTAACTTCATTGTTCTATGACACAGGATCTTCTAAGTTAGATGAACTTGATTGGACAGAATATGATCATACGTGGTCAAGACAGAATATTAAAGATTCTTGGGGTGGTATCGTTAAGAAGAATGGTGTTAATTATGACTCAATAACAACAGGAACTTATAGATCTATCGATAGAATATATGGTAGTACAATGTCAGGTAGACTTGTTATAAAGACTACAACATCACATGGACTTCAATTAGAAGATTGGGTTGTAGTTGATTTAACTGGAGTTAATACTAACGGTTGGAATGCTGATGATGTTAAAAGAGCCATTGGTTCTTCACGTTGGTATTTAAGTCCTAGCACAACAGAGTTTGGATATGCTTGTGAGTATCAAGTAGCTGAGAGAATATCTTCTACTGAGGTTGCTTTGAATTACTTTTACCCTATGTCATTACCAACAAGTGGTCTTGATATGGATAATACTTCAATAGCTAATAGAATTGCTAAGAGAACAGCGAGTGGTAAAGGTTATGTTTACCCTATGATTTCTTGGGGATCTGAAGCAGATACACCTGGTGATGGTAATGGGGATACTTGGGGTGTTACTGATATGATACCTGGTTGGTATGTCAAAAGTATATGGGATAAAGTAATGGAGTCTACCAATTCTAAATATGAATCTAACTTCTTAAATTCTCAGTTATTTAAAAGACTTACACTAATTCAAAAGAAAACAACATACGATTTAAACCTAGGTGAGTTCAGAAGCAGACAATTTAATGTTGGTTCTACTGAACACTTTTGGACTGGGTGTAGTTATATATCACCTGGTACTTATAGAGGCTTACAATTCACTGAGGGTAACACCACAACACCACAGAGTGGTAAGACTTGGGCCGGAGCCTTAGATATACTACCAACCTGGCATGCTGGTAGAATGCCATTTGCCGCAGAAGTTGGGGCAGGAGCTACTGGTCCTTTCTATGATAATGGTATTACTGAAACTAATACTATTGGTAACTGGGATGAGAATCAATACAAATGGATTGTAGGTGATTCTGGTGAATATGATTTGAAAGTACATATCACAATAGATGCTATGTTGAAAATGAATGGTTATGCTAATGAAGCTAGTGGGTGGCCATTTAACGGTACAACAGACTTCCACCCAACTTCAGCAGATTATACTTACACACCAAACTCAACATCTATACTTGGTGTATTTGGTAGATTAAAAAGAAAGAGAGGAAATACTGTAACTGATATTGGAAGTTATAATCACTGGTTTGCACCCAACTCACAATCGAGATGGCTTAATGGTGAGTCTAACCCAAACTGGAGTGGTTTCGGTACTTATCAACAAAGTGATTGGAGAAACCACGTAATAACATTAACACCTGATTCTAAGTATTATGCAGAGGGTGATGAAGTATGGGTAGAACTATCTTATAAAGTACATGGTGGTGTATTAGGTAAGGCAGAATCAGGAGCTAATAGAGATGCTATCATTGGATTCTTAGAAAGATATAATACTGGTGACCCACCACACGTTGGGCCACCATTCGTATTACAATCTATTGTAGGTGAATATTTAGTTAAAGTAAACACGTTGTCTTTTATTGGGAACAACCCTACAAGAGGTGCAACAGAAGGTGGACTTATGGAAGCTAGAGCATTTTTACCCAAAGATATGACTTGTAAAGATTTCTTATTGGGTATAATGAAGATGTTTAATCTACATATTGAACAAGATCCATTAAAAGATAGAGTTTATAGGATAGAACCAAGAGATGATTATTACAAACAAGGTACCTCACCAACAGATTTTGTTGATTGGACTGATAAGATGGATGTTACATCTGTTGATATGAGACCATTAGGTGAATTGATTGCTAAGTATTATGAGTTTAGTAATGCTAAAGAATCAGATTATTGGAATAAGAAGTTCATTGAAGATAGAGGTAGACCTTATATGGAATACACTAAGGAGGTTAATAACGAATTCTTAAAGAACACAGCTAAGATTACAACACAATTCGGATCAACTGTGATGATTAACAACCCAGAAAATTCAGATGTTGTTATACCCGCTATTTACCAACAAGATAATTCGAGTGGTGGTATGAAACCTTTATCTAATTCAAAAGCTCGTATATTAATATGGGGCGGGCTTAAACCATTCTCAGCATTAAGAGGAGCAGCCTTTGGTAATTGGCATCTAAAATCAGGATCTAATACACCAGAAGCTGGTTTAATAACCGAATACCCTGTGTATCCATTTGCTGGTACTTGTGATTCACCAACTGACCCTATTCACGATTTGAATTGGTATAATATGGAGGATGGTGATTTCGTTTATTGGGATTCAGCAAGATGGACCAATGGGAATTTATACAATAGATATTGGAAGAATTTCATTGAAGAGATTAGTGACCCTGCTTCGAAAGTAATTGAAGCTTTTATCGATTTAGATCCTGCTGATATATTCGCCTTAGATTTTAAGAAGATATACATATTAGATGGTCATTGGTTAAGACTACAACAAGTTATTGATTATGATCCTATTGGTGGTGGCCTTACTAAGTGTGAGTTCTTAAAGTTAAAAAGTCCTACAAAGTTCAAACTAAGAAGTGATGTTATATCTGTATATGGTTCACCGACAAGACAAGCTTTAGAAGAAGATGACAATACAGGTACAGTAACAACAGTTAATATCGAAAGATCTCCAGGTAAAAGGAAACCAAATATTGGTTATAACAACTCAAGTATTGGTAGTGAGTTGGGTAGTGATTCATCTATCCAATTAACAGGCACATCTAATCACGTTTCAAGTAGTGGTAGGAATATCAATATTAATGGTGATGAGAATGCTGTCGGTAGTAACACAAGAAACATTAACATCTCTGGTGGTAATGGTAACAAAATTGTTGGTGGTGTTAAGAATGTTAATATTATAGGAACGAGTAAAATTGTTGTTAATGAAAGTGATGTTACTTACATAAATGGTGTAAGGTATAAGAATGGTATTGCTATATCTAAATCAAGTGTTATTAATGGTGGTATGGATGTCGCTAATGTTCCACAATCAGAAAGTACACAGATTAATATTATAAATGCTGGTGAGGATGTAGTAATAACTGCTGGGTCTCAAACATATGAGAATGTGATTAACCCTGGGTTTGATAATATACTACCTGATGTTGCAGAACTTGGATTATCAACAGACCTATCTCCTAGTCCATCTACTAACTTAGCCGGTGGTTTCATATTAAGTGGTACATCATCAATGATTAAGGTTGTAAGAGAGAACGCTAGATTGAGAAAAGGTTAAAAACAATAGAGGAAATAAAAAACATAATAAGTATGATAGAACGTAACTCATTATATGGGTATAAAATAAAATCCACAGCCTTATCGCTAAAATAGAACAGTATTCAAGGTTGATTAACCACGGGTTATCAACATCGACAGAACAATTCACGGTTCCTACAAGTAATGACCATACAGATGAAACTTGGGTTAAGACGGATTTGTATATAGGTGAAATAGGTATAAATATATCAGATGATACAATCTTTATGAGAACCAATAATGGTATCGTTCAGATTTCAACAGGTACATCAAGTGGTGGTACATCTTCTACTAATAGTATATTCACATTTGACACACCAGACATTAAGATTGGTGCAACTTATTCAGCAGATTCATTATCACCAAGAAGTGGTTACTATACTGATTTAGGTAGTACATCATTGAGATGGAAAGACTTATACTTAGGTGGTCAAGCTTCAGGAGCAGCAACTATCAATGTTAATCAAGGTCTTGTATTGAGAGAGGCTACTGATTACATTATAACAACTAATAACATATCAAGTAATAATTCACCCATTGAAATAGGTACTACATCAGCCGATGTAGATAAAAATAGATTGTTACATCTGAACTCACGTAACGTTTATGGAACTGGGTCTAATAGTCAAGTAGTTTCAATGGCTTCTCATGGGGTTATATTCTCTAATAATATAAATTGTGCCGCTATCGGTTCTGATTCATCAGAGTTTGGTAATACGGTTGAGAATGTAGTTCAATTAGGAGTTACTCAGAACAGAGTTAATGAAGTTTCTAACCAAGTTATAGCTGGTGGAGAATTGGCTATAAGAGGTGTACAGGATGATGGTACTACACAATACAACAAGTCTGATTGGATTACTTCACAAGATTTATTAAGAACAACAAATGCTTTATCTACAGCAATTACAACTATACCTTGGTCATCAACGGCTTCAGGTGGTGATGTTATTCAAGTTAAAGCACATATAATAGGAACTGATATAGCAGATGCATCACTTGTATATTCATCAGAAATAATGGGTGTGTATTCTATAAGTGGAACAGCATCTGGATTAATAGTTACAGAAATAGGAACACCTATATTAAATGCAGTTTCAACATTCACAGATGTGGATTGTGAGATGAGTGCTGATAATGATAATGTATATGTACAAGTACAGGGTGTTGCATCGAATACAATACAATGGTTATGTAGTTACAGTTACCATAGATTAATTAATGTATATTAAATATGGCAAGTACTTATCAATTAAATGTAAAAGTAAATGGTGTTGACCAAGCGGTCTCTACTATTGGTGAGTTAGAATCTGCGTTAGCCGCTACTAAAGAAGAACTTAGTGGATTAGATATTGGTTCTGATGCCTTCCAAAATTTAGCAAAACAAGCCAGAACACTACAAGGTGAATTAGAAACTAATTCCGAGAAATTAACTAACTTCAATGGTAACTTAGATAACATCACACAATCTGTGGGTCGTCTTGGTTCTACTATTGCTGGTGGATTCGCAGTTGCTACGGCAGCTATCGGTTTATTTGGAGCAGAGGGTGAAGATTTAAGTAAAGCACAAGTTAAAGCACAACAAGCACTTACATTAGCCTTTGGTGTTACTACTATTGCGACTAATGCTGCAAGGATATCACAAGATTTAAAGAACGTAGCTGATTCCTTAGGTATAAATATTGGTAGAATTAAAACAGCAACAACTATATCAGACTCGGTAGTTACTGGGGCAAACACTGTTGTTACTGGGGCACAGACTGTTGCAACAGGAGCGGCAACTGCTGCTCAATGGAATTTGAATGCGGCTATGTTGGCTAATCCAATTGGGTTAGTATTACTTGGTGTTACTGCCTTAGTTGGTGCTCTAATACTATTCTCTGGTCAATCTGAGAAATCAACTCTAAATACTACTAAATCAACTGAAGCTTTTATTAAAGAAACAGCAGTTATTAAAGAGAATCAATCCAGTATATTAGAATTGATAAAAGGTAAGGCTGAGTTATTAATAATATCAGAAAAGGATGCAACTAAGAGATTACAATTGGAAAATGATTTATATAACAAGTTATCACAAACAGAACAAGAATTCTTAAACGAGAGAAAGAAAAGAAATGATGAATCATTCAAAGAAGCAATTCAAGAATTTGGAAGAATAAATGAAGAATATTTAAAGACAACAATCGTTACACAAAAAGAGATTATCGAATGGCACGGTAACTCTGGTCGTACAATACAGAAGGAGATTACTAAAGAGATTAACTTAATGGATAAAGCCATAGATGCTAATGTAAAAGCTTATGAGAAGAATAAGGAAATAAATGATAAAGAATTATTAGAACTAAAGGAAAGATTTGGTGAAGAGATTATAACAGAAGAGGTTGCGGCTTTAAGACTACAACAATTAGATGCTAAGCACTACTTGGCCTTAATAGATCAACAAGAGGAATACTTAAAGAAACAAGGTAAGTTAAGTGATGATGCTATCAAGGAAAGATTTGAATCATCTAAGAAAAGTTTACAAGATTTATTATCTTCATTAGAGGATAATATAAAAAGTCAGATAAAAATAAACACTGATAAGAATAAGAAAATAAAAGAGGATGACTTAAAGGCGTTTGAGGAACAAAAGAGAATAAATGAGAAGAGAGCCGATGATTGGAAAAAGTATTACGGTGATATCATTAAGATGGCTGATGATGCTGGTCAGAAACTAATCGACATACAATCTGATTATCAAGATAAGATTGAGGATGAACAGACTAAGGGTGATTTAGCCAATATAGAATTACAAAAGAAAAGGTCACTTGAAAGTATTGAGCTTATTAGATCTGAAGCAACTGCTGAGATAGAAGCATCAAAATTAAAAAAAGCTGAGAAGGAGAAACTAATCGATGAGATAAATGGTTATGCTCAATTAGCAATTAGTGAAGAGACATCGTTTTATCAAATAAAGATTGATGAACAAACAGCCATTGATAAAGCCAGAGTTGAACAACTTAAAGTTATTAACCAGGTTCTTATTGATGAATATACTTATGGTGATAATAACATATTAGATAGTAAGAAAGCTCTTAATCTACAACTACAACAATTAGAGATAGATTATCTAAGTGACCAGGATGTATTAAGAGATAATGTCCAAGGTAACTATAAAGAAAGGAACCGATTCTTATTGGCTCTTAAAATAGATGCTCTTAATAAAGAAAGGGAGTTAACAATATCAGCTATACAAGCTGGAGCAAATCAAGAGTATGATATTGTCGTTGACAATTTAAGAAAACAATATGATATTGAGAAGTTATTTGTTGGTAAAAGAATTGATTTAATAAAGACTGGTACATTAGAGGAGTTACAAGCTGATTATGATGCGGCTGTGGAGAGTGGTAAATTAAATGATGAAGAATTAGAAGCTTATAAGGTTATATTAGAAACTAAGAAAAACTTAATACTTAAATCAGATGGTGAGATATTTGCCATTACTGAATCATCAAGACAAAAGAGAATAGATGCTGAGAAAGCAACAGAAGATGAAATATTTGCTTATAAAGTACAGAAGCTCAAGGAGGCATCAGATTTAGCATTTCAATTCATTAACGCTGGTTTACAAATAGCCAATGATATAAATGCTTTACAGAAAGTAGGGTTAGAGAATAATCTATTTAATATACAAGAGAACTTGACGGCACAAGAAGCATCATATGATGAATCTTATAACAATGAGTTGGCTCTATTAAATAACAAACTGAACGAGGGTACTATTTCACAAGAACAATACAATGAACAACAGAAAGCATTACAAACAGATTTAGATAAGAGTAAGGTAGATGCACAACACAAGGCAGATTTAGAATCTTACAAAGCTAAGAAGAAAGCATTTGAATCTGATAAGAAATTAAAAATAGCTCAGTCTATTATCGCTGGTGCTCAAGGTGCCATTTCAGCATTCGCAGGAGCAATGCAGTTGGGACCTATCGCCGGTCCGATTGTTGGTGGTATTTTAGCCGCGGCTGTTGGTGTATCTACTGGTATACAAGTGTCCGCTATAAAGAAAACTAAATTTAACGAGTCACCACCTTCAATACCACAAACACCTACACCCAATTTATCCGGAGGTGGATTGGGAGGATCGGATGCCTTAAATACAGGATCGGGAGGTGGACAAACATTCTTCGATCCATCACTAGTAGGTGGTTCTGGAGGATCTAGTGGATTCCAATCAGCTGGAAGTGGACCAGGTGGTGCCACAAAGGTTTATGTATTAGAGTCTGATATAACTAATGTTCAGAACAAAGTATCAGCCTTAGAATCTAACGCATCGTTCTAAAAACATATTACCAAAAAATAACATATTAACTATGAAGAAGGATATACCAATATTTGATATAGTTCTAAATGAAAAGAATTTAGAACAAGGAGTAGGTTACATCTCATTAGTAGATGACCCAGCTATTAAAGTAAATTGGATCAAATTGGCAAAGCAATCATCTTTATCATTCAAGTCTGATACAGACAAACAACTATTATACGGACCATTTTTGATCCCTAATATGTTGATTTACAGACATGATGAACAGAACGGAGAATACTATGTTAGGTTCAGCAAGGAAGAGATTGAGAAGATATCATCAAAATTCAATGAAGACCTTAATAACAAGAACATAAGCTTTATGCACACCAATGAAATGGTTGATGCTTTTGTCGCATCGAATTGGATAATAGAAGATGGTCAAGATAAGAGTAGAAATCTTGGATTTGATTTACCAGAAGGAACTTGGTTTGGATCCGTTAAGGTTAAAGATTCAGAGTTCTGGATTAACAAGGTTAAGAATGAAGAAGTGAAAGGTTTCTCAGTTGAGATTTTAGCTGACTTAGAATTATCACTAAAAAATAAACAAAACAAAATGAAAAATGAATTAAAATTAGCAAGTTCAGTTATCGCGGATGGTTCATCTATCTACTATGATGGTGATTTGGCGGTTGGTACAGCATTATTTACTGATGAGTCACTTACTGTACCGGTATCTGGTAATGTAGAGTTGGAAGACGGTACGAGAATCACTATTGAAGAAGGTATTGTAACCGAAATAATAGAAGCAGATGTATCAGTTGAACAAGCAGAAGGAGATGCACCGGTCGATGAAACAGTATCATCAGAACCATTAACAGCAGAAGAAGTATCAGCAATGATTGATGCAAGATTCACTGAATTAATGGAAGAGATTACTGCATTAAAAGTATTGGTTGAGGGAGCAGACGTATCATCAGAAGAAATGAAGGCTAAGTATGAATTAGAATTCAAAACTATGAAAGAGAAATTAAGTTCTACACCAGCAACACAACCTTTAAAAGTTGTTAAAACACCTACTATGAATCACTTTGAGGCTATGGAGGCGAGAATAAAAGAGTTCGCAAGAACTAAGTAAAAACATAATACCCAAGTTTAGACATATTAAGTATAAACTATTAAAAAAATAATTAAATAAAAATGGCTTTAACAGATAATACAACTTTCTATGGTAAGGATGCAGAAGGATTCTTCAAGAAGGTGTTAACAACAGGTTTGGCTAAAACTGAGATCGCTCTATTACCTAACGTAAAGAGTAAGATTAAATTAGCTTATTCAGATTTAGGAAATATTCTTCAAGCAGATGATTGTTCATTCAACGCTACTGGAGAGGGTTCTCTTAATCAGAAAACAATGGAGGTATGTGACCTTAAAGTAAACTTAGAATATTGTGCAACAACATTCGAAGCAAACTACTTATCAATGCAATTAAGAGCTGGGTCTAACTCAGCCGAAGTAATGCCTGATTCATATGCTAACTTCGTAGTTGATTACGTAGCAGAGAAAGTATCTGCTGACTTAGAATTAACTATGTTCCAAGGAGATACAGGTACAGCATCTTACCCACTATCATTATGTGATGGTTTGGTTAAATTAATGACTGCTGATGCAGACGTTATCGATGTAGCTGCAACTGCATCTACTATTGACGCATCTAACGTTATTGGTGAAATGAACAGAATATTAGAAGCAGTTCCTGCTGAAGTAAGACAACAATCTAATTTCAAGATATTCGTATCTCAAGAGATTGGATTCGCTTACAAACAAGCACAAGCATCTACAACTGGTGGTTTATTCATGGTTGGAGATAAAGAGTTGAACTACTTAGGATTCAAATTGGTTCCTACATCTGGTCTTTTAGCTAAACAAGCAATTGCGGCTAATATGGATAAAGTATTCTTCTTAACAGATTTAACTTCTGATTGGGATGAAATAATTATCATACCACAAAGAAATATCTCTGGTGCTAGATCTGAAAGATTTGCAACATCATTGAAATTCGGTATCAACTACCTTTACGGAGCAGAAATCGTACTTTACTCATAATACTTAGCGTATATAAATAAAAATAATTAAAAACTATGGCATGTGTAAGTTTTTCAGGAGGTATCGCTAACGATTGTGCAAACAATATGGGTGGTGTTACCAAACTATATTTAACAGACTTCGATAACATTACTAGCTACACTGAAACAGGTGGAACTGTATCAGCGGTATCAATGACTGCTTCAACTACATTCTATGAATTTGAGTTTAATAGAAACTCAGCTACATTCACAGAGGATTTAGTAAAATCAGTAGAAGCTGGTTCTGCATTATTCGAACAAACTGTATCAGTTACTATACCAAGAAGAGATGTAGCTAAAAGAAACATTTTAGCACTATTAACTCAAAGAGACCTAGCGGTTATCATAAAAGATTCTAACGGTCTATATTGGTATCCAGGAGCGGTTGAAGGATGTTACCTTTCAGAGGAAACATCAACATCAGGAACAGCTAAAACTGACGGATCAAACTACGTATTAACTCTTAAAGGGTTCGAAGTTGAGATGTCACCAGCGGTCGATGGTTCAATCATAGCTGGTCTATTGTAATATTAACCACTATTAAAATTAAGAAACCCAACCCTATCACAGGTTGGGTTTTTTGTTTTCTATATTCTAATATACCCATGTCTCACCTTCAAGTCCGCTTAAATCTAGAACGAGAAAATCATTAGAGGTACCAACAATTTGTCCTTTAGGAATAAGTTCTATTTCATCATTATGAATCTGTACATCATAATCGTTTAACATCACACTCAACCAATCCGAACGCATCATATCAGTTCTATTGGGGTTAAACTCCTTCATACTTTTGATGAATCCATCACACACTCTTTGTGCTATTAAAGGTTGTTTTTTTTCATATTCTCTTAAGAAATCATTTGTAGTCATTGTAGTCATTATCTTATCTTTTAGTTTAGTTATTAATTATATTCAAATATACGGACTTTAATATAACTTACCTAATTTAAACACAATTATTTTCAAATAAAAAACAAACACACTCTTTGATAACATATTAATTAAATACTGATTACGATGATATATTTGACACCCGGAGTTACTCAATCGACTTGGCTATCACTTAAAGAGGATATGGCATATGGCTCTACATCATCAGTTATTTTTACTTTCACTAACGATATGACTGGTGAGGTTATAACATTTACACCCGTAGATTTACAACCAACCAACAAGTGGAGTAGATATGACTTATATGTAGGCACACCACAATCTCTTCCTGAGACCTTAGATATGAGACCTGGAATGTGGAGTTATGAAATTGTTTCAGATAATACCACACTCGAAACGGGAAAGGTGGTGGTAGAAAATACTAAAACGTGGATGACACGAACAACACCCGCTAAAAACACTGCCGTCTTCAAACGATAATTATGGGATTATTTAACTTTAATAAGAAATCAGAAGCTCAACAAGAGCCTAAACAAGTACGTTCTAGTGACATACTTGAAACTATCAATATGAGGAATATTGACTTACCACAACCAAAGGAACATAATGCTTATGATTGGGTTCTTTTTGGAAATAACAACCAATTCCCTATTGAACTTCTAGAGTATAAGAACTCTTCATCGATACACGATAGTATAATAGAGTCTAAGACATCTTTAATAGCTGGTAAAGGGTTTATGTTTGATAAGACTAGAGAACTATCAGATCAATTTATAATCGATAATTGGAAGTTAGTTCCATTTTGGAGAAAACTGGATAAGATATTTCACCAAGTTACTAGAGACCAACAAACATTTGGTTATTCTTGTTTTGAAGTAATCTATTCAATGGATAGAACTAGAATCGTAGATATTAACTGGGTTGATGCTTCAAGAATAGCTTGTGGTAAACAGGATGAGAATGGTAATATTAATTCTTATTACTATTGTGCTGATTGGAAGAATACTAGAAAGAACACACCGAGAGAAATTGCGACATTTGATCCAAATAGTGATTCTGTTAGACAATTAATGTGGATTCAATATGATGATAACAATATGGATTATTATGCACTTCCTAATTACTATTCTGCTTTAAGATGGATTAAAGCAGATGGACTTATGGCTGAGTATAATCTAGCCGCTATTAACAATGGATTCTCACCAAGTATTGTATTCAAATTTTACAAGAAACCAACACCAGAGGAAAGAAGAATGAACGCAGAGGCTGTAAAGTCTCAACACGGTGGTCCTTCTAATGCTGGTAAAGCTATTATATTATATTCTGATGGTAAAGATTTATCACCAGATATAGACACATTAGATTCAACTAATATTGATTCAAGGTTAATAACAGTTGCTGATCAAATTGTTCAAAACATAATAACCGCACATAGAAGTCACCCACAATTAATGGGTATTCAAACACCTGGATCACTTGGAGTTTCATCAGAACTACTTCAAAGCTGGGTGATAATGGATAATATGGTTATCAAACCTGAAAGGAAATTAATACTTGATGCTTTCAAAGCAGTTTTAGTTTTCAATGGAGTTGTTAGAGTTCAAATAGAACCTTCAACACCAATAAAAATCATAACACAATAAACCATGGCAGCTACTTTTTCCGCATTATTCATAGATGATGTATATCTTAAAGACAATTCACCACTGGGTAAATCAATTGACGTTGATGAAATCTACCCATTCGTTGAACAAGCACAAGACATACACACCCAACAAGTTATGGGAACACCCCTATACAACGAACTATCTTATATCTTATATTCTGGTGGTACGTTTACTCCAATTCAATTAGATGCTGTTAATATAGCTTCTAAGGCACTTTGTTATTGGACAGTTTATTTAGCTCTACCACATTTATATTTAAGGATAAGAAATGCTGGTGTTGTTAAACAATCTTCAGGAGATACACAAAACTCAGATTTATCAGAGATGAAGTATTTGAAAGAAGAGATGTCTAACTTAGCTGAGTTTTGGAATCAAAGATTGATTAACTTCTTATGTGATAATTCATCTTCATTCCCTCTTTATAATGCGGCTAGTGATGATATCAACCCAAGTTCTAAGGCTTATGATAGTGATATCTACTTAGAAGATTACCCAACTTCTGATGAGTTGAGGTTCCTAAAAAAGTATTTAAGTTAATATGTATTTACAAGAGATGTTGATTTTCTTGGGTGGTTTAAGTATATCAATAATTGGTTACTTTTTAAGATCATCTATGAATGAATTAAAAGAGGTTAAGAAAGTGGCTTACAATAATTTAACAAAGTTACAAGTTATTGAGAATGATTACTTAAACAAGATAGATTCGTTAAACAACCGTATTGAGTTATTATATAAAGCTATAGATAAACTAAGTGATAAGATAGACCACTTAGATATAAAAAATTAATATCAAATGGCGTTAGTTAAAAGCTTACTTATTAAGAATAATTTATACAATGGTGTTAGAATGGTTATACAGGGTTCTCAATCTAGTGATACTTATTACTATTACACAGAGGCATCTGGTGATAGATTCTATTTTACATCTATTAGTGGTACTCAATCACCTTCATTAGAATCCGCATCTTTTAGAACATTCTTCTCAATGACACAATCATCAACTGATGGTGATTTTACTTATGATTTGATACCTATGTCAACAGGTAACTCTGTTATGATAGAAACTAAAGTTGTTGGTGTTAATGGTGATAATACTAAATATTATATGATGAAATCGTTTGGTGGATTCGTACATGATGGTACTAACTTAGATAACATAGGAATGAATTATGAAGTCGTTGGTAACTTCGTATCAGGAGGAGCTTCATTTTCACAATCAGGTACATCATCTGTTAAGTTAACAATGACACCAGAGACATCAGAAACTATTGACTGGGATATACACATATATTACACAAAGGGATTCCATACAGTATCAGGTGGAGGAGGTTCACCATTAACTCCACCAGTTATATACACACCATCACCAAATAACCCAACATCTTAATTATGAGTAACACAATATACATATTACAAAAAGATGGTACTTATAAGAAAACTATCTATTCAGAGAAAGAGATTAAAGGAAACTTAGCTCTTACAGAAGATCTATTACCTATTGGTGCCACTGGATCAAATGGTTTAGATGGTAAGATTGGTAGAGATGGTAAAGATGGTATTAATGGTGAGAATGGTATTCAAGGTATACAAGGAGAGTTTGGTTTACAAGGGATTCCTGGTTTAAATGGGATTCAAGGTGAAACTGGACCAATTGGTCTTCAAGGATTACCAGGTGATGTAGGTCAAGAAGGTAAAGAAGGTATGATAGGACCAATGGGTCTTCAAGGATTACCAGGTGAGACAGGAGATATTGGACTAAGAGGTGAGAAGGGTGAAATAGGATTACAAGGACTTACTGGTAAGAATGGTCGTATGGGTGTTCGTGGTGAGAAAGGAGATAAAGGAGATGTTGGTCCTAAGGGTTGGAGAGGTGATATGGGATTACCAGGAGTCACAGGAGCAACCGGACCAAGAGGTATTCAAGGTATACCAGGACCAAGAGGAATGGGTGGTATGGGACCAGCTGGACCCGTTGGACCAGCGGGTGCAGGTACATCACAATATAGATTCATAACTGATGAGATAACTATTCAACCAGGAGAACAACAGGTTGCTTATGATTTATACATAATTGATAAACTAATAGTATCTGGTTCAGATCAATCATATTTAATTGGGTCACAAACTTTTAGTAATGATTCTTTATTAAATATAAAGACTGATATATGGATCGAAGGAACATTCGAGGTAAGTGGAATAGTAACATTTGATTAAAAACAATATAAGAAATAAAAAACATAATTAATATGGGTTTAATAAACATTAGTAGAGTATTAGGTGGTTCATCATCAGTTCCAACACCATCAAGTGGAATAGATACACTATTCAACGAAGGTGGTGTTTGGTATTTCAAAGATTCAAATGGAGTCGTAAGTTTAATAGCTGCAGGTATATCATACATTACAGGTGCTACTGGTGCAACTGGTGCTCAAGGTGATCAAGGGATTCAAGGAGACCAAGGAATTCAGGGTATTCAAGGAGACCAAGGTATACAAGGAGATACTGGATCAACTGGCTCAACTGGAGCAACTGGAGCAACTGGATCACAAGGAATTCAAGGAGACCAAGGTATACAAGGAGATACTGGAGCAACTGGCTCAACTGGAGCAACTGGAGCAACTGGAGCAACTGGATCACAAGGAATTCAAGGAGACCAAGGTATACAAGGAGATACTGGAGCAACTGGCTCAACTGGATCAACTGGAGCAACTGGAGCAACTGGATCACAAGGAATTCAAGGAGACCAAGGTATACAAGGAATTCAGGGTATTCAAGGAATTCAGGGTATTCAAGGAGACCAAGGTATACAAGGAGATACTGGAGCAACTGGCTCAACTGGAGCAACTGGATCACAAGGAATTCAAGGAGACCAAGGTATACAAGGAATTCAAGGAGACCAAGGTATACAAGGAGATACTGGACCAACTGGCTCAACTGGAGCAACTGGACCTGGAATTACATCAACTGGACCAACAGATATTAACTCTATGTGGAGTGGTAGTCAGGCTCAATACGATGGACTGGGTTCTTGGGACTCAGATACAATCTATTTTGTAGTTTAATGGCTGGTTTATTTAGAGGAACATCAGAGATGACCGACTTGAAAAGAGGTTCAGATGATGTATTAAAAGTATATAGAGGTACTAATTTAGTATGGGAAAGATCAACACCTATTCCATTATTAGATTCATATGATTTCTATTATGATGCTGGTAAGAGCACTACGTTTATTGATCAAACCACCAATGGTAATGATGGTACAGAATACACATCACCAGGTGGATCTGGAGCAATAACACATATATCTGGAGCTGAACCATATTGGAATTTCACAGTATCCACAAAACCAGGTAAATATGTAGATACTGGAACTACATTAGGAAACGTAACAGGAGCATCATACACACAAGTCATTGTTGTAAAACCAGTATTCGTAGATATGTGTTATGTTATGTTTATAGATGGTGCACCATCCCAAACATATATTAATATTAGTGATACCTCTGGGAAAATACAATACAAAACAGGATTCACCACTAATTTAGATCCAACTACATCATTATCAGCTTCAAATTACTATTTAATAATAACTGTTGTTGATGGAACAAATAAATCTATTTATATAAATGATGTACTTAGAGCAACCAACACAAGTTTAAATACTGGAACATATACAAGTTCGATGAAATTAGGTTGGCCACTCGCAAGTACAAATAAAGCAAATGCTATGAAAATTTGTGCTACAGGTATTATGACTGATAAAGCTTTAGACGCAACTGAGAGAACAGAGATATATGATTACTACAATGGTATTTATTCATTTTAGTAAACAAGATTATAAAAAATAAACATAATAGATATGTCCACATATTCAGTATATAACATAGAAGTAGATGATAAGATATTAATCGATGATGGATCGGGTGCGGCCCCATCATTAACATTCACAGGTGATTCCGACACGGGTATGTACAGAAGTGCTACCGATGAAATAGGATTCTCAGCAGGTGGTATCGCTACAATGCAAGTAAAAGAAACTGGTGTTACAGTATTAGCACTTGATAATCTTAATAGAACATTTCATACTTTAACTGATGCAGCCACTATATCATGGGATTATTCAGATGGATATAATGCTAAGGTTACTTTAGGTGGTAATAGAAGCTTATCTATCGGGACTGTATCAAATGGTGATTACGGTACATTAGTAGTTACACAAGATGGTACTGGTACAAGAGTAATTAACTTTGGAGCCAATGATAAGTTCGCATCAGCCACACACTCATTCTCAACAGGATCTGGGGACGTTGATATATTCACTTGGGTATATGATGGTACAGATTTCATATGGAACTATAATAACGACTTCGCTTAATGATACAAATTAATTTCTTCGGGATGAATAAGTTTATCGGTGGTGTATTACCTCCTGTAGCAGATTTTACTGTTAATAGTGTGTTCTGTAATACAGGTGAGGTTTTAGCATTCACGGATTTATCAACAGAAACACCAACAAGTTGGGCTTGGGATTTCGGTGATGGTAATACATCTACGTTTGAAAACCCAACACATTCTTATTCAACACAAGGAACTTATTCAGTTAGTATGACAGCTTCTAATGCTGATGGGTCTGATGGTGAGGCTAAAACTGATTACATACAATCTATTGAATGGTTAGGAACTTCTATAATAATGGGTGGCATGAGAGATGATGGTGATGTTCTTAGAAGCAATCTATTATCTGGTACATTTAATTGGCAAAGTGACCCATTTTCTGGTAGTAATATAAACTTCGCTGCTATTGGTGTAGCACTTAATAGATTTAATGAAATATATGTTGGTTCTAGATGGTATGGAACAGAAACATACACATTCGTTAAGACTAATTATGATGGTGATATTATTTGGGGTATTGATACAAATACATTCTGTTATGGTGCAATGGTTGATAATAATGATAACCCTTGGGTAAGTATTGAGGGAAATATTATAAAGATGGATCCAAGTGATGGTACTATATTAGCTACCGGTGGGTCAGGATCATTCACAGCATATGATATGGCGGGTGATATGGATGGTAATATTTATACAGCAATCTATAACTCATCTAATAATTTACAAAAATTTGATAATGATGCTAATTTCTTATGGGAAGTAAGTGATCACGGTGGTAACTTACAATCAATTGCGGTTCCGTTATCAGGAACTTATGTGGTTGCTGGTGGTGTTAGAACATCTAATATAACTTGGAGAAAATGGGATTCAGATGGTAACTTAGAATATTCTAAAGATACTGGTTCTACATTTTTCTATACTGGTAGAAATATATTCGTAGATGAAGGAAATGATTCTATCTATGTAATATCTGAGAATGAGAACCTTAGAAAATACTCATCAGCTGGTACATTACTTTGGTCACAAACATTAAGTTGTTCTTGGTGTAGAGCATTCTTCGTTATGGGTGATGGTACACACATATACACAGGTGATCAAGCATATGGATATAGAAGATACACAGATGCTTATCCATTAGTAGCCGCTGGTGGTTATGATGCTGGTGCTATGTTCACAATATGGTTTGGTGCTATATGGCCTTTACCTTACGGAAGAAATAATATAACATAATGATATGATTAGAGTAGCAGAGAGTATAATAATAAGATATGATATAATCTCAAAAGAGATAACAAGAGAAGACCCATTTGGTAATGAGATAACAGAGTCATACCTTTGTATTGAGTATGATGTACTTGATAAAGATGGTAATGTATTAGAAACTTGGGATTGGCAAATTGATTCCAATCATACAACCCCACCATCATTAGAATTAATATTAGATAGAACTGGTATTAAATTTGGTGTTAGTGCTTGGGAGATACCAGATCAGGGAACAATCGTTTAGGTCTATTCATCCGATTAATTCGTCTATACCTTTTATACTGATACCAATGTGTATTGAATTCATTCGCCATATAAACTTCTAGGATATAATGTTGTGTAATGGTTAACACCAGAATTATGAGCGGTTAAAAATTTACCCTCAACAGAACAAACCCACATTTCACACATAATTCTATATCTAATATAATCGTTTGAGGGACACCAAGTAGATGGTTCTTTAAGTTTCCTTATATGAGAAGATTTAGACCACCAGAAGTTACCCGAGTAGTGAATAGGAGACTTCCCATACCCCCAAGTAGATGGTTGTTCTTTAATATCATCTTTATTACCTTGTAGATTTACACCAACAACATCATTAGATTCTAAATCAGTTAATCTATCACTCCATTTATTTACATTAAAATAAGTTAGTAGTGAAACCCAATCTTTAATTTGATTAGATGTTCTTGATACACCCTTTGTATGTAGATACAACATGGTTATATCATCATCTTGTGAATGTGACCACATTAAGTCTAGTGTAGGGAACTCACATTTATCTATACCTTTATTTGGATTCCAAACAAAATATTTCTTTTTCCTCTCGAAGTTTAATTGATTAACATCACCATTGATTACAAGGAATACTTTCCAACATTTCTCATATAACCCACTTGAATGTATATTAGATAGTAAGTCATTTAAGACTGTATTGACATTACCAGTAACGGCTACATTTATATAAATATTTAACATACTATTATATGTTAATATTCAATAATAGTTTCAGCAACAAACTTATGACGACATCCTTTATCTATTCTTGAAGAGTCTGGTACATTATAATAACCACCTCTGTATTCAAATACATCTGATACATCAGAAGGCATTCCATTATTCATAGATGATATTTCTTCTTGTGTCCATCTTATACCTGAATCTGATAAAGCAGTCAATTGAACACAGAATGGTCTTGATGTAGGTCCTTTAAGAGCGGGAGCATCACCTCTTAACTCATACCTATAAACAACAGTTACAGTTAAAAACTTCATAGTCTTAACTTGATTCTTAAAATCAATAGCTTCTTGTACAGAATAAATTGACTTACTATCAATAACTTTACCATTATACTTACGACCAGTAGCCATAAACTTCTCTAATACAGGATCATCACCAGTTAATAAAACTTCATAATTGTAACGATTATGTAAATCTCTGATGTTACCAAATTTCATTCTATCATCATTTGATAGTTTTATTCTATCTGATAAGATATGAACTTCATAACCTTTATCAGTATATTCTTGAACCAATTCTTTATCAAAGTTTTCTCTAACTAATATTCTTTTCGTCTCCATATTAAATATGTTTTAATTCCTTTAACTTGTTTTCATATGCTTTATGAGCTTCATATGGATCATCAAACATACCCAGGAATATCTTTCCAAATATCTTTAATCATTTAAGTATTTACTTTTATTATTATCATACCAGTTCTTTAATCCTGTCCAAACTTTAGCTCTACAAGAACCACAAGACTTACTATATTCTCTTGTTCCCATAATTTTATTATAAATATTAAACATCCTTGTTATTTCCTCAGCAGGAACATTGTGGTTCTCTTTACCCCTCCAACTCTCCATAAGAGAATGCACTTCTTTAAAATTCTCACTCATCGCATACTTTTAGTTTTATAGTAATGAACCACTATTTAGTTTTCTACTTATTATTTCTGCCGATACACTTACAATAGATGCCATCATTACATCTTGTGTGAATGCTAATCCAATCCAGAATGAAATACAGAAACAACATTCAAGTAGCCTTCTAAACCAATTTTGTTTATCTTTGAATATCAATTCTCTCAAAGCCATTGTAGGTTCTGAATTTACCCATAAAGCACCGATACAAGCGGCACCCAATAGATTAAGTAATATCTCCATATTTATCTCTTATTTTTTGTTTTAATTCTGTTAACATACTAAACACGGCTGATAATGGAATACCCAATATCTCACCAATATCTCTCATACTTTTCATGTTCGTGAAATATAAATCATATAAAACTTTTTCGTGTGTGTGTAGTGTTAAATATATTTGTCTGAACCTCATTAACTTATCACCAGTCTCTTCACCAAACTCACGATACGTATCAACCATCCAATCTTTAATGTCTTTCCTATCACTCTCACAATACACATTAATTAAATTTTCTTCTGATTCATCTTGAATAGTAAATTGTTTATTAAGATTGTTTATACGAATCTCTTTATTAAATGAAGAGTTATACCATTTACTATTATTCTTTAACCAAGTGTTTGTAAATTTCAACCTCTGAACATCATCAGGTATACGATTGAAAGTCTCCCAATTCT